GTGATGTTGCCGCCCGAGGTCACGATCGAGATCGCTGCGGCCGAGGCGTTGGTGTCGTACCAGGCGATGAGCGGGCTGGTCGATGCGGTGCCGGTGTCCTTGTAGATCCAAAGCCCGGTGACCGTTGAGCCGCCTGCTACGGCGGTGAACACCGGGTCGGCAGAGTCAAAGGCGCCGCCCGTAGTCGTCTTCGATGCCAGGGTGACGGTTGCGACCCGATTGCCGACCACGACGTCGTCAAGAAAGTCGTGCGCTGCGGAGTAGGTGTACGTCTTGGTGAGCACGGCCTTGACCGTGTCGTTGAGCAGGTCGATGTCGCCGTCGAGGAACAGCTTGCGTGCGGTTGCCTGTACTGCGTTCGCCATGTCAGACGATCCTTCCGGTGGGGATTGACAGCTCAAGCACGGCCTTCGTCCAGCCGCCGTCAAGCGAGAGGTCGCCGAGCTCGAGGCCGAGGACGTGCACCGGCTCGGTGCGGGTGGTGCCGTCAGGCATGGTCAGCACGGCCGAGCGGGTGCCGTCGGTGGCGCCCGTCGGCACGACCACGTTGGCGATCAGGTAGTCGACGTTGGCCTGGAGGCCCTCGAACTTGTCGGCCACTGCTGCACCGGTGCGGTCGTGGGTGCCCGAGATGAGCATCTGCAGGCTGCGGACCGTCACGGTGGCCCGACGGGGGTAGGCGACGACGCCGCCGCTGCCGGGGATGATGCGGTCGGAGCCCCGGACGTTGGCGGGCTGCCACAGCTCGTAGAGGTTCAGGACCTTCCACGCAGGCCCGTTCATGGCAATGCCACCGATGGTGAGGTCGCCGGCCGCCGTGTTGTACGTCAGCTTCGGCATCTCAGCGTCCGATCAGGTAGGCGGCGTCGCGCTGCTTGCGGACGACCTCGGTGGCCGTCTGGCGGGGGCTGGCGGTCTCGTACACGTTGATGGTGCTGCCACCGCCGCCGGCGAGCATGGCCTCGACGCCACGCACGAGGGCCTTGGAGTCGTCGCTGTCCATGACGAAGCCCGAGCTGGTCGGCACGAACATCTCGGCGCCCATCTCGTTGACGTAGGACATCTGGCCCTTGGCCAACGGGCCACCCAAGGCGCGCCCTGGCGGCAGCGATGCCGAAGGTGGCGACGGTGCTTCGCTGCTCGGGGCACCTACGCGTCGTCCACGAGGCGTTCGCTGGTTGCCCGAGGTGCCACCAGAGCTGTTGACGCCAGGGGTGACGGTGACCGTGTAGCTGCCACCAGTGCCAGGGGTCGGGATGACCGGCACGTTGATCGGGTTGTTTTGCGCCCAGATCTCAAAGAACTTCTGGGCGCCCTCAAAGTTGCCCTGGGCGATCGCAGCCTTGATAAAGGCCGTCGCAGCCGGGTCGTTCGACAGCTCGGTCGAGAACAGCTCGAGCTCAAGCTTGAGCCGGTCGAGCGACGCCTGGTCCTTGGCGAACTTGACGGCGACGGTGATCGACTCGTCGTCAAGGCCCGCAAGCTGGATGAAGTTCGGGATGTCTGCGGGGTTGACGCCGGCGTTCTGGAGTGCGGTCGTCAGGATCGTCCGGTACTTCTCTGCCAGCGCAGGTACGAGGTCGGCGCCGCCGGCTCCGATGACCTGCTGGAAGTAGGTCTGTGCGGCGCCGCCGAACTGGATGAGCGAGTCGACGGCCTTGCCAGCGTCCTCGCTGATGCGGGTCGGGTCGAGCGCTACCTCGAACGACGGCAGGGCGGCGAGGTCGGCGTTGAGCGTTCGGACAGCCCCACCAAGCCTGGTCACCGCACCTGCGATGTTGTCGACCGACGTGGCTCGCTCGACCTGGTCGCCGAACGCTTTAGCCCCAGCCTGCGCAGCGTCGTACTCGGCAGTGAGCAGAGTCAGGTTGTCGTTGTAGTCCTTGATCGTCTGGACGACGCTTTCGACGCTTGCAGTCTGACGGTCGTACTGCTCGACGGCCTCCTGTGTCGCCTTCTTCTGCTCGCGCTCGGCAACGGTCGCCTGGGTGAGGGCAGTGCGGCGCTTGTTGATGACCTGCTGATTTTCTGCGATGAAGTCAGCGTTCGTCCGGTACTGGTCAGAGTTCTTGTCAAGTGCCTCGTTCTGCTTGCGCAGGCCGTCGATCGTCTTCTGCGCAGCCTCTGGACCGAACGTGTCGAGAACCTTGTTGAACGCCGCCTGGACCTCTTCGACGTCGGCCTTGAAGTCGCCCAGCTGGATCTCGGCGCCAAAGCCCTCCCAGATGCCGGCGAACTCGGCGGACTTGTCCTCGACCTCGACGAGCTTGGCGAACGCGTCGGCGAGGTCGGCCGACGTGCCGTTGATGGCACCACGGAACCCGTCGAACGCTGCCGTGCCCTTCTTCTCGATCTGGTTGATCGAGTTCGAGATGGTGGCGACCGTCTCGATGATGCCGACGACGATCGCCACACCGGCGATGGCAGACGCAGCTTTGCCGACCTTGGTCAGCGACTTGACGCCGTCGTCGCCGACCTTGACGAGCGCCGTGTTGCCGGCCTGCACTTGGTTCTTGAAGTCGATGGCCTTGCCTGCGGCAAAGGCGAAGCCGCCTGCGAGCGTCGCTGCCAGGCTGCCCGTGGCGCCGACTGCGCCGACGGTCTCAAGGATCGCCGGGTTGATCTTGTTGAGGGCGCCAGCAGCCTTGGCGGCGTCACCGGCCAGTGCCCCGAACACGCCTGCGGCACCCTTGCCTACCGACTCGCCGAGGTCGCCCAGGTTGTTCTTCAAGATGGCGATCTGGCCGGCAAAGGTCAGGCCCTCCTGGCGGGCGAAGCCACCGACCGAACCGGCCAGAGCGTCGACCGTGGCGCTGAAGGCGTCGGTCTTGAGCCGGGCGCCGTCGACCTCGATACCTGCCTTTTTTAGGGCCCCGGCCGATCCGCCGATGGACTTGCCAACCATCTTGGCTGCGGTGTCCAGGTCGATCCCGAGCTTGCGGGACAGGTCGACCACGAGCGGCGTGACGGTCTTGACCTGCTCCTCGGTCAGGCCCATCTGGACGAGCAGCGACTCGGCCCCGACGATGGCGTCGCCGTCGGCCGCGGTGACCTGCTGCAGGCCGGTGGCCAGGTCGGTCAGACCCTTGCCGCTGTTCTTGAACGTCTGGTCGCTGTTGCGGATCGAGTTCTCCAGCTTGGTCTGCTGGATCTCTGCCTCGTCGGACGCCTGGGCGAGCTTGAAGAGCCCGCCGATGACTACTGCCCCGCCGATGGCGGTCCTGCTGCCGATCGACTGCAGGCGCGCCGACGTCTTTGCCGAGCCCTTCTCGAGCTTGGCGTCGAGCTTGTCGGCAGCTGCGCCGGCCTTGTCGAACTCGCGGACAGCGCCCTTGGCGTCTGCGTCGATGAGGATCTGCAGACGTTCAAGCAGTGCCACGGCCTAGCCCTTCGACTCGTTGAGCAGCCGGAGGCTGCGCGTTGACTGACGGAGAGTCACGTCTGGGGGCCAGCCGAACTCTCTTGCGCACCAGACGACCCAGGCGTCACTGCCCCGGCCTCCGAACCCGCTTTTGGGATACCGCCCTCGTAGAGGGTCGGCAGGTCTTCCTCGACCGTCTCGAAGGTCCCCTCGAGCAGGTCCCGCATGGTGAGCTCGGCAGGCTTGGCGCCCTTGAACTCGCAGCATGCGGCGTAGACGTAGCTAGCAACTCGTGCGGTCTGGATCGGGTGCGCTGCGATGCGCCACCACTCCAGGTCGCAGTCGGCTTCCAGAGTGACCACTGCCGTGAGGGGCAGGTCCGCGATACGGACCTGCCCCGCCGGCGTGGTGACAGCCCACTCCTCAGCCATCAGCCGACGTAGCTGACCGAGGTGGCGGCGGCCCAGGAGCCGGACGCCTCGACCGCACCGCCGACCGAGGTCGACACGGTGATGTCGAACGTGGCCGTGCCGTACCAGTACTTCGTGGTGTCGGACGTCGTCGGGTACAGGTAGAACTTGCGGGCGTTGCCGTCGGCCACTGCCTGCAGGCCGCCGGCGGAGTCCCAGAAGCCCGAGAACGAGCCGGAGGCGTCGGCCAGACCGGCGATGTAGGTCTTGGTCGAGTCGCCGAACGCCGTGACCTCGGTCTTGTCACGGGTCTGCTGGATGTCGAACGTGGTGAGGTTGGCGACGGTCGACGCGGAGCCGTTGGCCCCGACGCTCTGGTCGACCTTGAGCTGGCCGTTACGGCCGGTGATGGGAGAGGCCACGACGGGCTCCTTCTGTGCTTGGGGTGGGTGTCACACGTCGAGCGCCCGAAGCAGGCGCTCGGCGTTCTTGGGGAACGTGCGGTCGGCCACGGCGGCCCTGGCACGGTCAGCGGCGGACTGCCGCAGGTCTGGGTTCGCCTTCGCCCAGCGGAGCAGGTCGCCCAGCTCCTCGGGGCTGTCGAAGGTCGGCAGCATCGGGAACAGCTCGTCGGACTCGGGCCGGGACTGCCTGGCGAACCAGGTGCCGGTGGCGGCGAGCTCGACCTCTCGGGGCCCGATGGCCCAGCCGTCGGCGCCGGAGTTGAGGCCGCCGTCGTCCTCGAGGCGGTAGAGGTTGAACGACGCCAGCGCCCCCTGGTAGAGGCCGACGGCGTCGACGTTGTCGATGCACTCCGTCTCGCCGTGCACGAGCCGGTCGAGGAGCTGCGGCGAGGAGTGCTCCCAGTTGCCAGCGAGGACGAGGTCGAGCCCGGTCCAGTCGACCCGCTCCAAGAACCGCTGGCGCGACGGGTAGCCGGTGCCGACGAACGCGACGTCGCTCTGGCGGGTGCCGGGTCCCGGCTTGTGGACGTCGGGCCGGTAGCAGTGCGGCCCGTAGAACACCGGACAGTCGAGCGTGTCTTGGTAGAGCTCGAGGTTGACCGGGTCGTTGAGGACGACGGCGTCCCAGCCCCAGCGGGCCTTGTCCAGCGTGCGGGTCGTCTCGTAGGGCTCCTCGGTGGCGACGAGCACCACCTTGTGGCCCCTGTCGCGCATCATGTCGACGAGCAACGGATACATGAAGAAGCCGCTGACGACTACGACCAGGTCGGGCCACCAGGCGTAGCACTCGGCGCGTATGTGGCCGGCGGCGAGCTGGGCGACCTGCTCCTCCTCGTAGGGCTGCACCCATGCGCCCGAGGCGTCCTGCTGGTGCGCCGTCGAGTACCACTGCAGCAGCGTGTCGAGCTCGAACAGGCGGGTCTCCACGCCGACGGCGGCGAGCCCTTCGGCCCAGCCCCGGTAGACGTCGGCCACCGAGAAGTTCGGGCCGGGTGCGACGACGAGCGCCCTCACCGGCTCAGTGCCCGCAGCAGCGACCGCTGGTGCGACGACTTGAACACCCGCATGGCTGCCGGTGTCCGCTTGGCCAGCGAGCGCGACCAGGTCTTCTTGGCCTTAGAGCCCGGCGACTGCGCGTAGGCGGCAAAGCCGGTCGGGCTGCCGGGGATCTTCAGGTACCGGCGGCCGCTGCGGCCGAGCGACGAGACACGGCCCGACAGTGCGCCAGCGCCGACCTCTGCGCCGGTGAACGCTGAGACGAAGGCTGCCTGCTTGCGCATGGCCCTGCTGGCGCCAGGCACGATCGGGTGCGGCTTGGCGCCGTACTCGAGGACCTTCCACGGTCCCTGCGGCCGGGCCTTGAGCTTGGCGACGGCGTTGGTGTAGCCCCGCAGGTCGTACCCGGCGCTGACCTGCAGCGCCTTGCGGCTGCCAGCCATGCCCTTGCTGTCCTTGCCCCAGCGTGAGAACGACCGCTTCGGCGACGGGTTGCGGCTGTCGAGGTCGCGCTCGGCGTTGTCGAGCAGCTCGTCCTTGTACTGCATGGCGGCCGCCGACGTCGCCTGGCGGTTGGCCCGGCCAAGGTCTTTCGACACCGCCATCAGCTTCTTGGAGAGGTCGGCGCCGGAGCGCGAGGTGCCCATCAGCCCCAGACCTCGACGCCAAGGGTGATCGCCCAGAAGCCGGTCTCGCCGACGGTGAGCTCGCGCAGGCTGTCGACGGCCCCGACGATCAGGTCGGAGACCCGGCCGCCGAGCGTGTGGTCGGTCTCAAGGGCAGCCTGGACGCTGCGGGAGTCCGACGGCTCGACGAGGCGCAGCAGCTCGTCGAACAGCTGCACCTGGCGGGCCGAGACGACGACGGTGAGCTCGACGGTGAACTTGCGGGCGTCGGCGCCGAACTGGACGTGCGGGTCGAACGTGAACCCGGTGACGAGCACCGCCGGGGCGACGACCTCCATGGGCGGCACCCGGTACACCTTGACGCCGGGGCAGCCGGCGGAGACGACCGTCTCGATGCCCTCGAGGACGTCGAGGTTGGTGGCCGCCATCAGGCGAGCCCCGGCGACAGCAGCTTGTAGGGCTGCAGCATGGCGTCGATGTCAGGGTCGAGGCGCGAGACACGGACGACGCCGAACTCGCCGAAGCCCGCTACCCCGAGGGGACTTTCCTGACGCTTCATCACTCGGGCGACCTGCAGGCGGCACGCCTGCTTGACCTGCGCCGGCACGGCGGGCCAGCCCCAGGTGCCGGTGACCTCCGTGAGCTTCGTGCGGCCGCTGCCGGCGGTGCCGCCGGGCACTGGGAACAGCGTCGAGTTGTAGAGCTCGACGAGCGTGTACGGGCCCGTCTCGGGGAAGTCGCTGTCGACCAGGCCGAAGTCGCTCGAGGCGATGGTCTTCTCGAACACGCCGTCGCCGTCCTCGTCGAACTTCAGCGTGGTGATGGAGACCAGGTCGTTGAAGGCGCCGAGCACGAGCTTGGTGGCCGAGCTCGTGGCGAACGTGCGGGCCTGCGCCGCCTGCTGGAAGAACGTCCGCTGGCAGGCGTTGTCGATCGCACGCGAGACGGCGGTCACGACGTCGTCGAGGAGCTCGGTGTCGGCTAGGTCGGACAGGCCGGCGTAGGTGCGGGCCTCGGCGGTGGTGAGGTAGCCGTTGGTGATGGTCACGACTGGCCCTCCTGCGGGCGGACGATGTAGCCGACCTCGGTCGACAGTGCGATGGTCCTGCCCTGGTCCATGAACCGGCGGACGAGCTCGAAGTCCTCGCCGCGGAACGTGGCCGGAGGACCGGCGATGAACGGGTTGGCCCGCCACAGGTCGGTGCGGACCATGAAGCTGATGCCGACGTTGCCGTGGTCGAGCGGCCACCCAGGTCGGGGCACCGGGCCGAGGACCGGGTGCGCCATCGTGTGGATCAGCATGTCGACGGCCGGGTGCATGTCGACGCCCCGGCGGTAGACCTCGGGGACCAGCACGTCGTCGTCGTCGCAGAACGCCACGAAGTCGGTGCGGACGTGCGGGGCGGCGGCGTTGCGGACGAGGCCGGGGCAGCCGAGCTTGACGTGCAGGTCGGCGTCGACCTCGGGTGCCCGGTCGGCGACGACGAGGACCTGGTCGGCGAAGGCGTCGGCCGAGGCGACGGCGCGACCCAAAGTCGGGCGGCCGACGGTGGGGATGACGACACAGATGGTGGCGGTCATCCGACGACCGGCTCCCGCCACCACACTGCGTGTACGACGACGGCGAGGAGCAGCCAGTGCGTCGGAACGACGCCGGCGGCTGCGAGGCAGACGACGGGCCCGGCGGCCATCTGGTAGAGCCGGACGGTGTCGGTGGCCACGACGAGCTGCCCGTAGGCGAGGCCGACGGTGGCGAACAGCTGCGGCGTCGGTGCGAGCAGTGCAGCTAGGCCGACCCCCCACGGGGCCACCATGAACCAGGCGCTGCGCCACTGGCCCCGGTGGTGCTCGAGCGAGCTGCGCACCGGGTGGTCGTGCACCCGCTGCAGCAGCGGCTGTGCGGTGACCGGGTCGACCTCGTGCTTGCGGACGACGGCGGCGACGGCCGGGGCGACCAGGCCGACGAGGGCGAGGGGCGTCCACGCCCACAGCGCCACCCAGACCGGCATGGTCTCCTTGATGCACGCCGCCCAGACCACTAGGACGACGCCGATGACCGGCTGCCCGTTGGTGAAACAGGCGGCGGCCCAGATGCCGACGGCCATGGCGGGCAGGTCGACTCCGACTGGACGCACCGAGTGCGGCCCCCAGATGCCGGGCAGGGCCACGAGCAGCGCCGCAGCGGCCGCAGAGACCGCCCACGACGCTCCGGTGCCTCTGGCCCAGAACACGGTGCCGGAGGCCAGCAGCGGCCACGACAGGCCCCACACGGCCCACCAGAGCTTGAGGTCCTGACCGCACAGTGCCGGCAGCAGCCAGCGGAGGTGGAACGGCTTGGCGACCGGCTTGCCGTCGGCGGCAAGCCAGTAGCGCGCCGCGTCAGGCCCAAACGTTCTCATCGACCGTGGAGGTGTGGAGCTTGTCGACGTCGACCGGGTTGGTCCTGGTCTCCGACGGCCACCAGACCTTGGCGCCTTTGTGGTGTCCTACGTGTGCGGTTGTGTCGACGTAGACCTTGTGGTCGGTGAGCTGCTGGACACGCAGGCAGAACGAGATGTCCTCGCCGAGCGCCCACTCCTTGCCGGTGATTGAGTTGACGACGTCGAAACCGAACCAGGCGTTCTTGGCGCTGCCCGACTTCTCGCGCATCTCCTCGAGCACCGAGCGGTGCACCATGAGGCAGCCGGTGCCGGTAGCCGCGACCTCGCAGACGGTGCCGTCCGGCCAGTCGAGCAGCACCTGGGTGACGGTGTCGTCGTCGTGGGCGAACAGCGTGGTCAGCGGGCCGTTCTCGGTGACGATGACGCACAGGCCGCCGAGGACCCGCAGGTCCATCTGGGCGCAGCGGGCGACCATGCGGTGCATGAGCTCGGGCTCCCACACCATGTCGGAGTCCAGGAACCAGAGCCACTGCGCCTCGGCGTAGACCTCGTTGGTAAGGAACTCGTCGACCAGGCGGTTGCGCGCCTTGGCCAGGTTGGCCGTGGCCTCGACGCACAGGTAGTTGTGGAACAGGCGCAGCTCGAGCGGGTTGGGCTGCTCGGGGCAGCCCATCTCCTCCCAGAGCCGGACGCTGCGCTCCCGGTCGTAGACGTCCATCTCGACCAGCGACCGCAGCCAGCGGCTGCTGATGTCGTGGCCGGTGCTCGGGAAGGCCACGACGACCTTGCCCACCAGCTCGTTGTTCACGGGTTGCCCTCCGTAGTGACAGCAGTGACAGCGGGGTGACAGCGAGAGGGACCGGTGCCGCTGTCAAGCACCGGCCCCTCTCGGTTGGGTCAGCCGATCAGCTGAGGACCTGCTTGAAGCCAGTGGACATCAGCACGCAGGTTGCCGTGGGGTAGCGCCCGGCGGTGAATGCGCTGAAGCCGTAGGCCACCATGCGCACCGAGAGCTGGTCCGCGAGGACCTCCTCGAGCTCGAGGCCGACCGGCGCACCGGCGTCCTCCATGTGGAGCACGTCCTGGCGACGGGTGATGATGATGCGGTCCTCGTCGGTCGACGCACCCAGGTTGGTGGGGACGCCGGCGTCGATGACGACCGGGATGCCGGCGATGGAACCGACAGCCGCGTAGCCGGCAGCGGAGCCCGCACCGACGACGTTCTGGCCGGTGCCACCGACGACCTCGACCAGCGGGCGCTGGTTGCCGTCGCTCGCCGCGCACAGCCACGCCCAGCGGCGCGGGTGCATCACGATGAGGTCGGCCGCCGCGTAGCGGGCGCCGTTGACCTTGCCGATGCCGTTGTGGATCGCCGACACGAGCGAGGCGCCCGTGGTGCCGGTCCAGGCAGCCGTCTGCACCGAGGTGGTGTTCAGGATGCCCC